TCATGCGGGCGCTCCCAGCAGCTTGTTGACGTCTTCGACGACGGTCTTGTACACGACCCGCCCCTTCTCTATGAGTTTGCTTTCAGCGGCGATATGCAGCGACAGGGATGCCGAAATCCCGAGCACATTGACCGATATTCTGGCCCGGCCCTCGATGCCGATGCCGGCGTCGCTGGTCAATGCCGCTTCCAGGTCCAGGTCGACATGCATGCTCATCTTGAAATCCCAGTTCTCGTGCCAGGAAATCGTGATGCTGCCGAAGCCGACACTGATTCTTATCCGGAAGCCGATCTGCACATACAACGCCAGCTCGACACTGCAACTGGCGTGCGCCAGGCCATAGACCGTCAGGCAGCCGTCCGAGAAATTGCCCAGCAGCGCCAGGGTGGCCGAAAAGCTGGCACTGACGCTGCCGCTGAGCGTTGCGGGACCAATGCTGACGCGGCCAGTGGAGGCATTGAAGGCGGCGGATAGCGACGAGCGAGAAATTGCGTAGACCCTGCCGCCGGCGGAGCGCAACACGAAGGAGGTGGATCCTGCTACGCGCAGCGGCCCCAACGTAGTGCCGACATCCACCGGTCCCAGCGCCAGTGTCATGCCGGACGGCACGGCCTCGAAAGCAAGCTGCGACCGGGGAATCTGCATGCCCAGCAACTGCCCGGCGGGGATGTGGTCGGTCAGGCTGGAGCGCCCGTCCGGTCGGGTCATTGCCACTACGCGCAGTGAGGGCTGCTGTCCATCAAACATGGCGAGCCCGACCGCCGACGGAAATTTCTGAAAGTCCGCCGACTTCGCATCCGCCCGTTTTGTGTAGAACCACAGCTTGCCGAACGCGGCAAACTGCAGATCTGAGGTCATCAGCAACGTCATGTCTGCCACGTAAAGCGACAATGCCTGGTCGCCACGTGTCTGGGATGATTCGGCGAAGATCCGCGCGACCACACACAGGTCGGTCAGGGTATCTTCCCAGCTCTCCTGCTGGAACACATCCGGCAAGCCTTCCTGCAGCCGACGCTGACCCTCTGCCAGCGACAGCCCGGTCACGCCGGCCACCTTGCGGTTGATGCCGGCGCCCAGTTCGACCCGCGTCGCCACGACGCCCGGGAATAGCGCCACGTTCACATCCTCCTGCGCCGCCATCATTGATACCGCTGGATGCCAGGACTTGTCTTCACTGCTAAAAAAACGACCGATCTGGAAGGAGGCCTCGACTGCCCCAAGCGCGGGCGATGATATCCGGCCCTTGCCCCGGACAGCCTGCACATTTGCCTCGTCGATCTGCGTGAGGCTCGCCTGGCCCTTGAAACCGCCGGGCGCGGCCAGTTCAATCGCGATCGACGGCGAGCCGCCGCTGATGTCGATTGCAGGCTCGCCCTCAAGGCGGATCTTGATGGCGCCTACGGTACCGCTCACCACCGCGCCGCCCGCTTCGAAACGCAGCACCGCATCGAGCAGACGGACGCTGGACTTTTCGAAGGCCAGTTTCGGTACCCGCATGTCGAAAATCTCGAATGCACGCAGGTGTAGCCCTTCCGGCGGCGAGAAGGAAAACGCGGGCAGGCCGATATCGCCGGGATTTAGATCGGCGTTTTCGAAACTGACCGCCAGCCCACTGAACAGGCGGCCGAACCAGGCGTCTGCATCGGCCGCAAGGTTCTGGGGCAGGAAAGTGACGCGCCCGCCGATGCGAATCGCGGACGTGAGGTTCTCCCCGACGTGTGTAAAGTCGACAGTGACAACCATCTGGTCGAAACTCAGCATGCCGCTCGGGTCGCGCCACGGTACATTATTCGCGACCCGGGTCAGGCCCGAGATCGACCACTCGCTCGCAGCTTTTGCCAGGTCACCTCTGACGACAAGCTGTACGTCGACACTGGCGCCGCGGAAATATGTGAGCTCGAAGCGGGCTTGCAGCCGCGCCTCTATCTGACTGCCGCGCAACACCAGCGTGCCCTCGTTGATCTGCAGCACGAGGTCGCCGATTTTGGTCTGACTTGGCACCAGCGCCGCCTGACAGTCGGTCACACCGGATGCATCAATCACCAGTCGGCTGACCTCAAACTTTATGCCGGCCATGCCAGGCAAGTCGATGCTGGCGACCGGAGAGTTTGCCGTGCCTTCAAGCGCCAGCTGCCAGGGTTCGAGACCAAGCCTCAAGGTGGCCGCCCCCTTGCGGATGACAATGGCATTCAGAATCTTCATTTCCGGGATGACGGCTTTCAATTTGTCCAGGTCTTGCATCAGGAAGGTTGCATCTGGCTTTGACAGCAGCGGCAATTCGACATCCAAAACAGGTCGCAGGCCGCCAAGCGCTGCCACCGGTGGCAGCGTCAGCTGCGCGTTGAGCAATGCTTTGCCCTGGGCCACGACGATATCCAGCACGGGGAATGCGAGATTGAAGTCCGGGCCGACCAGATCAGTGGGGGTGATTTTGCCGTTGTCGATCGAAAATCCCTGTCCGGGGAACAGGTCGGTCAGGCCCATCGGGGCGGGAAATTTCGCTAGGATTTTTTGCGTCATGGGAACTCCGTGAAGGAGAAGGACAGGCAAATCGCAAGATGTGGCTACAGTGGGTTACTGCTGGATGCTGCCGACACTTCCGTCACCGCCTTCGCGGTTCGCCCTGCCTGAGCCTGTCAGCCTCCTGCTGCGATTGCCCAGGCTCCACTGGCACCGACACGGCTTTGGGCGGCTTCGGTTCTTCCTCAGGAGGCTTGCCGGCCGCCCGGATCGAGATCACTCGATTGAGTATGTCGAACCAGAATGGCGCACCCAGCGTGGCTGCCAGCGCTGTCAGTAGCCATCCGAGCGCGTGCTGCCAGGCCAAATCGCCGAAAGCACTCAAATCAGAGAATTTTGGAAGAATCTGACCGTTGTCCCTTTGGGCTTTAGTTCCTTCCTTGACCCAACCAATCGGAATTGTCAGGTCCGTCAGTTTTTTCTGCACCGTATTAAATTGTCCAAGCAGGCTGGGCGCGAGCGTAAGTTTGACTTCATTGGACGCGTCCTCAGATTTGATCGTGGCCGTGCCTGGATTTTCCGAGGATCTCATGTCCACATCCACGGTAAACGGAACCTGTTTGGCGTCCTTGTCCACCTTGACGGGTGACGTACGCACCTTGGCGTGAGGGTTATCACTCGTGATCGTGACGTTTCTTTCGTTGTCCGCCGGTTTCAACGTCAGATCCCCGCTGAACGCTTCGCCGTCGGCGACGATCAGGGCACCCTGCACGTGAGATGAATTTTTTTTTGCAAACTGCATTGCTTGCCCAGCAATCGCGTCACCCACTGCCGGATAAGTTTGCAAATGCCTGAAAACAAGGATGGCGTCGACATTCATGGCGACAGCCATGACCAGCGCCAGAATGGCGATGACGAGCTGCGAGCGCCGCTTGTACCAGCCGTTAACCCGGTCCATTCCATTGTTGAACCAAACCTCAATGTTTTCTTTTAATTTCTCGACATCGTTTTTGGCATCGTCAAACAAGGTCAGGAGCGTCTTCTGCAGGTTTCCCGCAGGTAGCGCTTCGAGCGTCTGGCGCACGTAGCGGGCCGATATCCCGTCGATAAACCATTCGATGTCGGCATATGCGTCCGCTACCGTATAGGGGCCCTGCAGCCGTTTGCCCATCGCCGTCAGCTCCTCTCTCAACACCATGGTTGAGGGGCCCGTGAGCAGAGTAGTCACCGCAGCGTCGAAGCGCTGGCGCAATTCTTCGATCCCGGCACGCGTATTCACGCCATCGGCCACCATCAGCTCCAAGGTCTGGAGGAAGGGCGCGAGTTCCGGCCTGCCAACGTTGTTGAGCTCCCTGACCCTGGAGTCCACTTCGCACAGCCACGTGCGCGTGTTCGAGCTACCATTCGCATCGAGATACCGGACAAGATCGCTGGCGACAGCCGCCTGGATGCCGCTTGCTGCCCGCATCTGGCCTGCCGCCGTGGACAGTTGCACCTTTAGGTTTTCCACCGTCGCGCCTGTGCGGGCGGCCGAATCGAGTGCCGCCCTCAGGGCCTTCTGACACTCAGCGATTGCGCTTGAATTCTCCTGGATAACGCTCATCAGCACATTGGCAAATGAGCGGGAAGGAATATAGGACGGCCCGCGTTCAATTATCCAAGTATTGTCCTTACGCGCTGTTCCTTCTATTAGGGGGTGGGCGTATACCTTTTCCATCCATTCGGAACCGATCAGCCGGTCGATACCCCGTCGCAACCACTTCGCCCTCGACATCAATACAGCCGCAATCATTTCGTTGACGATCGTAACGAGCACGCTAACCAGCAAAAAGACGAATATCAGACCGATTACCGTATCGAGAATGCCAGAACCGAACATGTTTCCTCCTAGACATCAGTAGACGCATGATGTTTCCCTTGAAGTGCTGCTGATACTTGGCCTCATGCTTGGCGGTCACTTAGCATCTAATCCTTTGCCACAATAAGTAACTGATTCTTGCCCAAACTTCTTCGGCATATGCAAAGGGTATTACCATAAAAATCAGTTCACTGAGCACATCAATAAAATAACACTATAAAACAACAAGCTCATGTGGATTACACTAGCGCTCAACATTCTGATGCAACCTGATCGCAATGCCTTTAGGTATGTGCTCATTAAGGGTTGGTTAGCCTGACAAAGTAGATGCAAGACCTTTTCATAACAAACTACCCAAGGCAATCCATTTGTATTGGCATTTAGCATTTTCAACCTGTAACTACTTGGCAGAGCTTAATCCTGCCCATCAGAAACGAATACTATTTCTCCAAGCCTTACAGAATAACTACTTTTTGAAATCGTATTTGGCGGAGCCGATGCGCCCTTTTTTATGTCTATAAGTCCAGTACTTCCATCACGTGACGCCACTTCCAACCCAACCTCGCCATCTGCAAGCTCCAAGAATCCATCATATGCTATTTGATTGGCTATCTTATCGAAAACTTCTACTGCCTTACCCTCTCCTGTTGCCTGGATAAAAATCTGCATAATTAATCCTCCAAATTGTGTTGATTGGTTTAGTTTGCCACGAGCTACCTGTCAAGCGTGACTTTAAGTAAGAAACGCTATAATGACTATTCTCTTAGACAATAACTGTATCGTTCCGTTATCACTTTTGTTTGCGCGGTTAAATTTTTGCTTTTTGTTTAACTTGTTGGAATGGCGTCAAGCTTTAGTCAAGTTTTTTCAGTGAACTTCGGGGGGTGCCTGAAACTGAGCTTTAGTGTTGTGTGCTAAGCCTCCGCTTTCGGCCTAGGCAGTGTAACCCTCCCTGCAATTTGCGGTTGGCGTCGCTACGCGAATCTTTGGATTCGTTAGGAAACGCCGAAATTGATCATCGTCGACCAGTTTGCCGTTAGGTGAAAGTACCAGCCGGCCGTGGTCCTTACGCCAGGTGATAAAACTTGGTGAACTGTAAAATCCGCACCGAGAAGGCGCTCTTCGACAGATAGTTGGGTACGCTGATCAGCACTCCTTTTCAGCGGTTTCAACCAATCCCTTCAAGATTTCAATGGTTGAAATTTCAGTAAGCTGGCGGGCCTGCCACTAACACGATCCCGCGGGTTTCCGACCCCGTGTCCTTTGAAAGTCTCTAGGGGCCCCGCCGGTTTTCAGCTCTTCTCCGCACACGGCTCTTCCAGTAACTGCCTCCGCCCCCTACTGCCTTCGCGCGTAAGTCGCGGACTTAATCGATCCGGATTTCATTCTGGCTGGCCGAGTGCCAATCTTTGATGCCTATACCCTTCAGTACATAGCGGGCATTGCGCTCGCTCCAGATGGTCTGGCGATTTCACATTGCGCCGGCATGGTCATGTCCTGGTACTGAACAGGAAGCGGAACCCCCTATGTCGGGTTGAATCTGCAAAAAGATCGGGGTTCAAATTACCCCATTTCCCCAGATCGCCGGAAGGACCCATTGAAAATTGAGGGGAGGTCTCGATCCGAGCCTGAATCCCCCAAAAAAGACGGACATCCCTGCACCATTTTCAGCTAGAGAGAATTCGCGAGTTCGATAACCCGTGTAGGGGGCGGCCCTCGGGGAGGACCCGTAAAAATCGGCACCCCGCCCGGCCTGCCCGGCTCACGCCTTCGGCTCGGCCTCGCTCAGGTCCAGCCGCTTGGCCACCCAGCGCTCGTACAAGCCAATCGCGACATCGGCGCCGGCCATCGCGGTCAGGCAACCCAGAGCGCCCGCTGTCCAGATCGACAAGCCCGCGCCGAACAGCAACATCATCGCTGACACGCCGCAGACGATGCAGGCGCCGGACCGCAGCGCGAGCCGGCGCAGTAATGCCCAGCCTCGTGCCCCGTCCTTGTCAGCGCGCCACATCTCGCCGGACACGCCGCCAACCAGGGACAGGGCAATCACCAACCAGATCGGCATCTCTGCCAGTGCCTGTTGCTCGTTCGTCATTGCCCTGCCCCTTAAACAAAAAGACCCGGCGCATTGGCCGGGTCGGGTGGTGGGTTGCCTGCCGAGCTTTGCGGTCGCAACCATCGAAGATGGCCCCTTTTTACAGGTCGATTCTGGTGGCAGCAAGACCGTTTTAATGCCATCCGGTGAATGTGTGGGTGACGCCCGGTGAACGGCTGGCGAATGTCGGTGAATATCTATCCCGGCTGCCTTTTGCTTTGGTGGCGTCCCATGCGTCCCACCTCTTCAAAACAAGGTGGGACGTCTGAAAGCCCCGCAGATTGGGGCTTTGCCCCACCGTCCTACTTTTATCTCTTCTTTCTCGTGTAAAGAGAGAAATTTAAAAAAGCACGCGTGCGCGTAACGCGCGTACCTGTCCCCGCTACGCACACACGGGCGGGAGGCATGAAAAAGGTGGGACGGTGGGACAGCCCAACAACGACGCGGCCTGCGCCCGTCCCACCACCGCAAAAAGCGGTGGGACGGAGGCAGGCCGGTGGGACGGCATAAGCCATAGGGACACCCACGATCAAGCCGCTTCCCCCAGCAGGAAGTGCTCGACCACGATGTGGGCGTCATGCAGGCGCTGGTAGTAGATGTTGCGCGTGCAGCCACTTCGCGCCAGACGCGCAGCCAAGGGCGCATCGGGCTGGCAGTAATGCACCTGCACCACCGTCATCAGCTCGGGATCGAGGCGTTTCTTGACGATGCGCTCGATGTCCAAAGAGGCTTCCAGCGGCACCCTGCTCCCGCGCCTTCCGCGCACGAGCTGACCACCACTCTCCATCATCATGGCGACCATGTTGCCGCCCGAGTAACCGGCTGCCACTTCGTCGCTGTGCAGCTCCTGCGCCCATTGTTTGAGGGCCATATCGATTGTCTTAATCATCGAAGCATGGCTCCTCGAACTCGTCCCTTTGCAGCGCAGGCCCCCTGCCCCAATGTTCGGGTTTCTTGTACGCCCAAGGCCGCTGGCCGCTCTTGCTCAAAGCGCCCAAACGAAACCGTCGCCAGCCCAGGCGGTGCATGATCGCGCCGACACGCATCTGCTCCGGTTTGCCCCAATGCCCGGGATCGAGCTTGAGTGCCTGACTCATCACCTCACTGCCGGTGGCGGTCTCGCCGATCTGCGACTCTTCCAGCCAGGTCAGGATCGGACCTTCCCATTCATCCACGACGAAACGCTGGTCCTGGGCTTCGGCGAACATCGGTGCTTCGTCCGGGGTCACCCACCACAGATCACCGGCCTCGTAACAGAACATCGCTTCGGCCCAGAGTTGATCGCGGATCTCGCGCAACAACGCGACGTCGACCTTGGTACACGCCACCGGCCAATAACGACGGTTGCCGGTGGCATCCTTGAGGTATTCGTCCTGGTTGGTGGTACCGACGAACACACACTGGCGTGGCACGTCCATGGTTCTGCGGCCGTAGCTTTCGCGGTAGGTGTCGGTCGACGCGGAGAAGAACTGTTTGGCCTTGGTACTCTCGGCCTTGTTGAAGCTGTCCAGCTCGCCGAGTTCGACAATCCACTTGCCACGGATCGCCTGAAAGCCGTCCTTGTCGCCGAGGGCAAACGGCGTATCCATGAACCACTCGCCGCCGAGCACGCTCATGGCAGTGGACTTACCGGCGCCCTGCGCACCTTCGAGGATCATCACCGAGTCAGCCTTGCAGCCGGGTTTCATCACCCGCGCCACGGCCGAGATCATCCACCGCTTGCCGACCTTGGCGGTGTAGTCACAGGCCGGCACGCCCATCACGTCGGCGAGCCAGGTTTCGAGGCGCGGCACGCGATCCCATTCCAGCTTTTTCAGGTACTCGCGCACCGGGTGAAAGGCATGGTCGTGCGCCACCACGCTGACGGCCTCGATCACGTGCGACGACTTCACGCGCAGGTTGTACTGCTGCGCGAGCCATTTCATGACGCGCACGTCGTCGATGTCGGCCCACTCGCCGGTACCACCGCCATATGGGGCGGCACGCAGCTTGACGATCTTTGAGCTGAAGGCGCTGTAGCTGATCACCCCGGCCCAGCGCTCATCGTGGGCGAGGATCAATTCAACGTTCTGCATGTGTGCGATCAGGGCGCCGCTCTCGCTACGGGCCAGTTGATCTTTCCAGCCACCGGCAGCCGGCGGACGGACCACAGCCAGCACCTGACGACGCACCGCCTCCAAACCTTCGGCGACGTGCAGGTCGTTGAAGTCGGTCCACTTCTCGTGGCGCTCGACCGAGAAAATCGGCGCGACCACTTGGGCACCGACGATCAGGGCAGCGTTGCTCGCTTTCTCCTCGCCCGGGTTCCAGGCATCGCCATTAGGCTTGCTGGTCTTCCAGTCGTCATCACGGCAGATGATCAGCGGGCAGCCGGCAAAGCGTTCGCGCATGACCTTGCACACGGCCAGCAGGTTGCCCGCATCGAAGGCCACGGCCACGGCAAGCGACGTCGCCATGTGCAGGCTGGCGCCGGTGGCGTAACCCTCACAGACCAGCACCGGTTCACCCGGTACCGGATGCGGACCGAGCAGGTGAAAGGTGCCCTCCTTCGCCATCCCGTAAGGCCAATAGGATTTGTCGCGGCCGGTGTCCTCCTGCTTGTTCGGGAAGATCACCTGCAGGCCCATGATCTGGTCGCGAGCGTTGTTCATCGGGACCAGCACGGCGCCGGTGCGTGGCGCGTAACGCACCTTGATGCCGACGATCTGCTTGCGGTCCAGGTAGTCGCTACGCCCGGTGGTCGGCATGCGCTCGAACAAACCCTGCGCCCTTTTCGCGGCCCGCCGCGCAGCGTTGTTCGCGATTTCGGCGGCGCGGCGCTTGGCTTCTTCCTGGCGGGCGCGCATCACTTCACGTTCTTCCGGCGACATCCGCCCGGCCTTGACCTTGATCTTCTGTGTCTCGCCCGAACGCCAGTCACCGAAGGCGCCGAAGATCAGGGTGTCGCCCTTCTCCGTGCGCTGCTCGTGGACCACGTACCAGCCGTTCTTTTCCTTGCCCTTGTCCTGCGATGTCTTGCAGCGGGTCAGCTTGCCGAACACCAGCGGTTGCGCCGGCTCCAGACCGTAATCGGCGAATTGCCCCAATACCTCATCGAGCATGCTGAATCCCCCGCTCAGAGAGGGACTGGCAGCTGATGCACTGCGAGCAACCCGGTTGGGCCAGGCGACGAGCCTCCGGAATCGGATCGTCACAGGCTTCGCAGAACAGCAAGGAATGGGCTGCGTTTTCTGCCTTGGCAGCGCTGCGCGCGGCCATGGCCTGATCGATGCGTTCCTGCACCAGATCGTTGGCAAAATCAGCGATATCAGCCACGGTCGGCACCCCGCGTCGTCTGGTTGACGTAGGTGGCGCGGTTGAACAACCCCAGTAACCCTTGAATACCCCGGAACACCTGCAGACGAATCGCCGCCAGTTCCTGATCAGTCACCACACCGTCGCCGATGCTCTTGGCCCAGGTCTCGGCCAGATCTGCGACCTGCCGGAAGTATTCGGCGATGCCGGTGGTCAGGGTCTCGGGCATGTCGTGGGTGTACGCCTCGGCCAGTTCGTGCCACACCGTGTCGCCGACCAGCGCATGTACCGCATCGAGAATGCGGCGATCCTTGGTCAGTTCGAGGATCTCGCCGAATTCCTGAATGTTGATGGAGTGACTCGGGTGGGTCGGCGACAGTTTGTGCTGCAAGGTGGTCGGATTGCGCCCGGTGGTGGCTGCAATGGCGGCGGCACCGCCCGGGTAATCGCGAGCGGCGTGATACAGCGCTAAATCGAGCGGCAGGATTTCCCGCTGCGCCCGTTCCAGTGAACTGAGAGCGATTCGGCTCATGGCATTATTCCTAAAAGTTGCCAGTGCCGCGCGACAGGGAGTGGTGATACATTTGTCGCGTGGTCTGGAGAGGCCCAAACGCCGGCGAGGTTCGTAAGACCAACACCGGCACCGTGCCGAGGCGAACAATCCGTTGTTCACCCCTGGCGCAACAGCTGCCAGCTCTGTGGTAAGAACGGCAGCAACACCAAGGCTTCCGAGCCTTGGACGCGATGAAGGTCGACGGCATGTGGTGTGCTCGCCTACCGTCATCGCGGCCCGACAGCATTGTGGTGATGCTGTCGGGAGGAACTGGGCGACCCTTGGGTCGCCTTTTTTCTAATTTGTTTACCTAGCACCAGAGTTGTATGGCGCTGGAAAGACTTCAGGTAGATCAGGTCTTAACTCATGGGCGGATAGTGCCCCTCCACACGCTTTGACAATCAATGGCACCTGTTCCACGGGGACCCCACGACGCATCCAGTTGAACAGTCGCTGAGGAGTAACTCCGATAGCGCGAGCGAAAGCAGTGGGTGAGCCACCAGCACAACCAATTGCTTTCTCAAGAGCGGAAGGAGGCACAGGCACTGTAGGGTCTGAATTGAACGTTCTCATAGATTTACCTCGTCACACCAAACACGAAGCAAACAATACGTTTGTTATCGGAATCCTGCAAGCGGGGTAACATATTGTTTATGAAAACACGCCTAATATCTAACAATGCTGAGCGCTTTGTGAAAGCGCTAGAACTGACCACGTTGAGCGGCGCAGAGCTCGCTCGCGTACTTGGGTTAGAGAACGATCAGAACATAACGAACTGGAAAAAAAGAGGGGTACCGGCCAACAAAATAAGTGCCGTAGCCCTTGCGCTTGGGCTGAGAAGGGAATGGCTCGAATATGGCGATCTACCAATGTACCCGGATCACGCCGAGGTAGTTTACGGGTTTACGGATGATGGCGAGAGCTACGAAATGACTTCCGTCGTCCCATGGGATCCTAACGATTCAGCCGAGAAAGACGATCTAGTGTTTTGTCTGTCAGACCAGAGCGGAGCGCCAATAGACTCAAGCACAATGGCTACCCAAGACGCTGGTAGAACTAGCGTCAAGCTCGACAGCTCGACATTGAAGAATTGCGGGGTCAAGGCTGACAATGCGATTTTTGTGAAGAACCTTGGAAATAGCAACCACCCTCTACTTCCTCACGGAGCAGTGATTGGTATCGACAAGGCTATGACACGCATTGTCGATGGTGAGCTGTATGCGCTGACGCACGACGGCACTTTCAGAGTAAGGTTTTTGCAAAGACTCTCAAGTGGGGCTATCAAGTTAAAAAGCTTCAATTATGAAGAGAACCCTGATGAAGAATACTCGATGGATCAGGTACTCGAACAACGCATTGTTATCCTAGGGCGTGTGTTCTGGTGGTCAGTAAGCAGACCTTTAGGAACGGTTTCCCTACAGCAAAGCAAACAAACCGTGTTGACCAAAAAGCAAACATAATGTTTACTTTCCTCACTCTTCACCACAGAGCGAGGCAATACCTATGCGTACCACCGCAACCCTGCATGTCCATCCGGCATGCGTCAGCAATCGCAAACTGATCGAACAGCTGCAGCTCGCCACGGGCTGTCTGGTCATCATTCATAACAGCAAACCCAAGCTTGTCGTCAAGTCCTGCCAGCCCTCTCCTATCGATCCGAACGGCGGAGGGCACGCGGCATGATCAAGTACAAGATCGACAACCGCACCCTGCAGTTGCTCAACGCCCAGGTCAACCTGACCGAGACCTTCAACCATGTCCTGCGCACAGCCCCGAAGCGTGAATGCCTGGCGTTCCGCCTCAAGGCTGAGCGCGGCACAGTGGAAAGCACTTTTGTCGTCGAGCTGGGCAGCGAACGCCACACGCTGACCCTGCAGAACGACAAGAAGATGCACCTCAAACTGGCCGACTTCATCGAAGAGATTGCCAACGGTCCGTTCGACGCCAGCAACTCCGGCGACCTGGTGCATCGCCCGCATGCAGATCGTCAATACGGCCGCTTTGAAGTCCAGGACAAGCAGCGCGTGTTCGAACTGGTGCACACCGGCGGCGTGCTGAGCCTCGACATGGGCTTCGAACTTCCCCTGCATGTGGCGCTGCATCGCACTCATACGCGCCGCGGCGTCACCGCCATCTTGAGCATCGGCAACAAGAGTCCGCATACGCGCTGCTTCACCCTGTACGACCCCCATGCCGAGATCTACGCAAGGCTCATTGAGTCCATCAACCACCTTGCTGCAGCGGCCACTCCTGCTGCGCACGCGGCATGAGGGGGACGCCATGGAACGCACACTCGCCCAAACAGCCGCTCACCTCGGCCTCACTCGTCCCAAACTGATCGCTCTCATGCGGGAGAAAGGTTTGCTCAAGGGAAACCTGCCGGCGGACCCGACGCGCGACAAAGCGTACCTGCGGGTCAAGGACAGCCCTTGGTACGACGAGAAGTACGGCCTGCAATACAGCCAATCGACTCGGGTGAAGCAAGCCGGCATCCGCTGGCTGGCCGAGCAGTTGGACATTGATCTTCCTGCCATCCCGGCAGATCGCCGTGACGTGGCCTAGGGAGTATGCCCGCCAGATCGTTGCCATGCGGACACGAGAGGAGCGCAACGCCGCACTCCTCGAAGTGCCCGAACATCTGCGCGAGCTGACCAGACGCCACTGCCTGAACGCCTGGAACCACCCGGCACGACAACAACGCAAGGAGGCTCGACAAGGCCATGAGTAACGCTGCACAGAATCCGCTTCGCCTGCATCCGGCGCCCGAATCGGCCACCGTCGAACTGCTGTATCGCATCTTTGGTGACGTCCTGATTCCGCTAGAAAAAGTACGCGAGCAGTACTTTCGCAACCTCAACGAACAGTCGTTTGTGACGGAGATCAACAGCGGCAGAATCCAGCTTCCGATCACCACACTGGACACCAGCCGGAAGGCGCTGAAGTACGCGCACATTCGCCACGTTGCCTCGCTGATCGACATCCGCGCCTACAAGGCTGATGAAGACATGCAGCGACAGCAGGACGGCCAACGCCATGTCGCCCCCACACCACTGACGGCTGTCACCACCAGCCAACGACCATCCCAGGAGCACGCCACATGATGACCCCAATACAAATCGGTGCACTCGTCATCCTGATAGTTCTGGCCGCCCTGCTGCTTTGGGGCGGTTACATCATGGGCCGCAGCGATGGTCTGGAGACCGGCCTGCGCGAGGGTGAAGACATCCAGCGCGCCGCAAGCGCCAAAACCATACGCGAGTTTCAGGCCTCCCTGCAGTTCATCCGGGCCGATCACACGCGCCTGGCACACTGCAAACGACTTGAAGCAGGTCCGCTCTTCGGCCCGGCCGAGCATCAGACGCTGCTCGCCATCGGCGAGCTGCTGCGGATTGCCGCCGAGACCTTCAGCGCCTTTCGTACCGGCAAGAAACTCGAGCGTGGTGCCCGGTCCCTGCGCGAACAGGTGCTTGCGATGGCTGCGAAATTACAACCAGAAATCGAGGGCAGCCTGGCCGGACAACCACACTCCAGCGCCGAGCAAGTCACTGTGGAGGCTGCGTGAATGAGCCGGCTCTTTTCGCAGGCGCTGGTGGCGGAATACTCGGCGGCCACCTCCTCGGCCGGCGCACCGTCTGCGCCGTTGAGCGTGATGCCTACGCCGCACAGATTCTGGCGCAACGACAAACCGATGGACTGCTCCCGCCTTTCCCGATTTGGTCTGACGTGTGCAGTTTTGACGGACGCCCCTGGCGAGGCCTTGTTGACGTGGTTTCGGGAGGATTTCCTTGTCAGGACATCTCGGTCGCAGGCAACGGCCTGGGTATCGCCGGTGCCCGCTCCGGACTGTGGCGGCAGATGGCACGAATTACCGATGAGGTACGACCGCGTTACGTCGAGCTGGAGAACTCACCATTGCTTGTGGGAAGAGGACTTGCCGTGGTGCTCGGTGACCTTGCCGAAATGGGGTATGACGCGCGATGGGGTGTTATCGGAGCGGCTGACCTTGGCGCCCCTCATCAGCGGGACCGGATCTGGCTCATCGCAGAAGACACCCGTCAGACGCTGGCCAACACCGGTGGCAAGCATGGCAAAGGGATCCTCCCCTGCCGCACTGACCCGCCGATCCGGGGCCGACCGCTCGAACGATCGCTTGGATCATGCCGTGATGGCATTGGATGGTGGTCATCTGAACCCGGAATGGGCCGAATGGCTGATGGGATGGCCCATCGGGTGGACCGACTTAAGGCCATTGGCAACGGACAGGTTCCAGTCGTGGCAGCAAGCGCATTCGAAATGCTATCAGGACTTAATGGGTGAGGCAGCATGAAAACTCTATTTCTGCTTATGGCCCAATACAATGGGCAAACAATCATTCCACTGAGCCAAGTCTGCAAAGACTATTTCACGCACCTCACCACTGACATGTTTCAGCGCAAAGTAATGGCCGGTCAAATTCGAATTCCCATTACTAGGCTTGAGCCAAGCCAGAAAAGTGCCAAAGGTGTCCACATTACAGATTTGGCAGCCTACCTAGACCTGCAGCGGGAGGCCGCGGTGAAGGAATGCAACCAGCTCAACGGAGTCCGCCGAGTCAGTTAACTCACTGCTTCCCCCAGGCGCCCAGTTTCACGGGCGCCTGAACGATCTTTTCTAACCACGACCATTCGGCATAGTGGTCACCTCTTCCGCGAAGATGAGTGTATCTACGCAACGAGTTCCAGTCCCGATGTCCAGAAACACTTGCAACTCGCGGGATATCCCAGTCCATTTCAAATAACCGACTCACCCCATCGTGCCGCAGATCGTGGAAGTGCAGGTCTTCAATCATCAAAAACTTGCATGCCTTCGCCCAAGCCGTGGAGATCGATGACGAGTTGTAGGGGAAAATCTCCGCACGTTCTTTTGGCATGGTCTGCAGAATGCGCCAGGCTTCATCCGGGAGGTGACACCAAACATCGTTGCCGATCTTCTGGCCGGGGTTCTTCATGTCACGCACCATCACCCGCCGACTCTTATCATCGACGTCTTCCCACAAAATCCGGCTGATTTCGTCCTGCCTACGAGTGGAAAATAACGCGAAGCCGATGACCTTAAGCATGTTGATCGAACTGGGGCGACGCTGCTGCATTCCAACGAAATGCTCTAGCAGCCTATCCAGTTCGTCCTTTGTCGGCCGACGGTCGCGCTCACGGCTTTTCATGTTGTAACCCAGCTTCCTCAGTACTTTCCGAGCGTCCGCCATTGCATGGGTGTCGACCTCATACCCCCAAGCTGGCCGCGCAATCGATAGAACAGCCCCGAGATGCGCCAGATCGTTGCCGGCAGTTTGAGGCTGGACGCCGCCGCCCTCTTTGCTCATTCGCCAGAGCGCAAAATCCACTAACCGCTGGCTATTGATATCGGAATCAATGGTCCGACCAAAGTCCGACGCTGCAATAGCTTTGAGAGTGGCCTCCTTGGTTTTGCCTAGCGGCCGGACTTTCTCCATTTCTGAAAGGTACTGCTCGATCATGTCATGGACAGTGATGCCCTTGCGGTTCGCTCGCTCAATCGCACCAGGCTGATCCAGTTCTGCCTCACGTCGCCGCACCCACGCTTGTGCGGCTTGTTTCCGGGCGAAGGTTTGGCTCTCTTGGTAGACTTGCGCTCCATCGCGAAACAGGCGTATCTGTGCCGTGTAACTAACTGAGCCATCGGTGCGTTTTCGTGCTCTGATCGTTGCCATAGTCGACTGGTACAATTCCGAAAGTGATTGGTACATTGTACCAACTCCATCGAAAAAACGCCTGAAAACGCCTAAAAACACGCTATAAATACGTTGAGCCAAATGGTACCAAACACCCACTCCAGCCCAGTAAACTCAAGCCCTGCGCTATCTCGGCGGTTTTCCGTTGCACCTATGATGGATTGGACAGACCGCCACTGCCGCTTCTTCCTGCGCCTGCTCTCCAAGCACGCCCTCCTTTACACCGAAATGGTCACCACCGGCGCGCTTCTCAACGGCGATCACGACCGCTTCCTGCGTCACAACGAAGCCGAACACCCGCTCGCCCTGCAACTCGGAGGCAGTGTCCCGCTGGACCTGGCCGCCTGCGCGCGCATGGCCCAGGATCACGGTTACGACGAGGTGAATCTGAATGTCGGCTGCCCGAGTGATCGGGTGCAGAACAATATGATCGGTGCGTGCCTGATGGGG